TACAAAGTTCATCCCAGACACATTCTCCATATAATTTTCTTGTATCAAAATCAATAGGGGTTGGACCTATAAAATCAAAACATTTATAAGCCTTCTCGTATTGTTTCATTACATTCATAATATCAATACTCGATAACCATTCATTTGGATTTTTCTTCCATTCAGGAGGAGATTCTGGAGCAAATGAATCTGCCATATCGCTTTGTAAAGGACCAAATTCTGCTTTTTGTTTTAACCAACAAGATTCTTTATTACAAACACCACTTAGTTTTTCAGTTATAAAACGATGAATTTCTTTTGGAGAATTTGATGTAATTTTAACATCAGGATGTCTAGCGTTCCATAAATCTCTTAATTTATAAAGTGTCTTATTTGTATAACATGAAAAATCATTAATCTCTCCTTTTGGTTTCGGACTACAATTAACCTTTTTAAGATTTATATTTTGAATGGTCTTATTATAATTATTGTTTTTGATATTTTTATGTGTTGCTCTTTTTAATCCTCCTCTTGTTTCCTTTTTTGTGTTATTTTTCTTCGTTTTCCTTTTTTGTGTTTTTGTCTTCATAAATATTAGTGATATTATTCTTTTTTAAACCCTTAATTTTAAATTCAGAATCATTTAAATTAATATTCTTTTGTTTTGGTAATATTATTTCATCCTTCTTTTTTGTTCTAGTTCTTGTAACATATTTATCTAAAGTCGGAACATCTATTTTAATTGAACGCATTAATAATTTATCGGCATCTACAACATTACCTGAAATATCATTTTCATTACAACATATTTCAGAAGGAAATTCCATATCTTTGTATTCAGATTGTATAATATCATTATTATCAACAGTTTTAAAATAACTTATTGATGCGTTTAAAAAATTACTATATGCGTACTTTACATCTGGTAACAAATCTTCTGGACTATTTCCAGATATAATTTCCTTAAATAAATTATATATACGTTTTTTATAAAATTTTATCTCTTCTTTATTTTCTTTTTTTGATTGTTTGCTTTTAAGATGTTTATTAATAACATCCTTATTTAAAAGACAATCAATAGTTAACTGGTTTACGTACGCTTGCGACATATATATTTTATTTTATTTAAATGAAATATAATTATTACGTATTATTTTCTTAAACCTTTTAATTTTGTTTAACATGTTTGTTTTGTCATATCTCTAACTTGAACTCGTGTGTTATTCATAAAAATTCCAGAACCAACAGTTTTAGCATCTGGATTAGGATTAAAACTTGAAAAACTTTCGTTTTGAAATAGCAATTCATGAGGATTTGGTTGGGTTACAGTCTTAAATTTATAATCATATAAATCACTATTAGAGGTAGGAACATAAACAGATTGACTACATTTTTGAAGAGCATAAACTTGGTTACGCAATTCAGATTCTAAATTTATATTTGAAGCAAAACCTGACCATGGAGAAACAGTGTTACCTGGATTGAAAACTTTGTTAACATTATAAGTTGGCATTTGTTCCATTGGCACACTTATTTCCTTTCTAGGATCAACAATAGGAAAATAAGAATATTTCGTCATTACAGGCCTTACGTCTAAATATGGTTGAAGCATTTGGGAAGGAATATTTCTATCATATATTCTTTTATTTGTTTCTTTATGTATATTTGATACACATTCTTGATTGTATGGGTTATTCATTTTATATAATTTATAAATATATTATTTTATATAAAACTGTATTTATTAAACTTCATTTATTCTATATTTTTGGTATAATTGAATTTTTGTAATCTGATAACAGTTTTTGTGAAACATCATTTAAATTTTTTATGTAATTTGTATAAACTTCAACTTTTTTGATTGCTCTTAAATATGATTTACAGTCTAATACATTTATGGTGTTACATAAATTACCCCATTCATAGTCTGTTTTTTTAGTCATCATTTCATTAATTTGTTTACACATTTCTTCATCATTACCAGAGCATATATTAGATTTACAGCTTGTAATACAATTATTTCTTAAATTAGATAATTTATTAATTTCATCAGAAATTACAGATTCATAATTCTTAAGCTTTATATTTCCAATTTCAGAATTAATACTATTCAATTCTTCTTGAGTATCAGGTGTTCTAGATTTTAAAAATTCAAACATACCTCCTTTACGATTCTTACTTGTTTTTCTTTTTCTGTTATTTCTTTTTCTAGTATTTTTCATATATAATATATAAATTTATTTTATATATTAAATATATAATGATTTCAAAATTAAAATTACATGAAGCTCAAAGTAATTTTTTTAATATATTTATTTACATAACATATGCGTTATTATTTATTTCAGCATTAGGAATATCTCAAACGGCACCAAAATATCTTGATACTATGGATTATTATATTAGAATATATATTTGTTTATTTTTAATGTGGCGTTTTAATCCATTGAGAGAAAAATATGAATTTACAGAGTTAGACAGAAAAATAGCATTTAGTGCCGGAGCATTTATTTTAACTACAACAGCATTAAATCAATACCTAGAACAAGTTAAGGAAATAGTAAAAAATTTATTATCTTAAATTTTAATATTTTCTTTGCGTTTTATTTAATTTGTAATTCTTACTTTTCTTATTTCTAACAGTTTTATTTTTTTTTGATTTATTAAAAAACTCTTGTAAATGTTTAATAATTTGTTTTCCAACAACTTTATCAACTTCATATTCTTTTGATTCCTTATCAATACAATCATATTTATACAACTTAATATGTTCATTCATTATTTTGGTAAAATTATCATCATTATTAATTATTTTTTTACCAACATCACTTTTAGAAAATTTATCTAACATATAATCAAATTGTAAATCGTGATAATAAGGTTTGACATTTATGTAATATATATTATCATTAGCCATTTCAGGATAGAATGTATCATCTAAAAAGCAAATCTCGGCATTCATAGGTAACTTTGTACATTTAATAAAATCATTATAAGTTTTATCATGTGTTGTTCTACAAACTTCAACAACTTTTCCATTTATTTTAAAAGCTGAAATTAGTTGGTCAAACAGTTTATAATTTATTTTTTTGCTAAAATAATCTATTATATGGTGTGCCCATTCCTTTGGACCGTTATTATTTGTATATATCATCATTTTATGACAACATAATGACTGTTTTTTGCTCTTTAAGTAGTTTAGAATATTTATTATATTTGGTCTCAAAAACTCTGGATATAAATCTAATATATTATCAAAATCTGACTGAGTCAATGACGAATTATTTTTTACCTTTGAATAATTTATTAGACAGTCCCAAAATATTCCAAATTCTGTAAAATATCCAAGTGTTTCGTCTAAATCAAAAACAACAATTTTCATACTAATATATATTTAGTTTATGATTTTTAAAAAAATCTTTATTTAAGAGATTTTATTAAACCAACAATTCAATGTAGATAATTATATTATTTGTAAATATATATACAATAATGTCCGAACTTAATAATAATGATTACAAACATATTTTAGAATACTATCAACAACCTATACCAAAATCTAAAAGACTACTTAAAGTGACTGCTGAAAAAATCATGGCAGAAAAATTATGTAGATGTATTAAAAAAGTTGATAAAGAAAATGAAGCTCGTGCAATTGGTATATGTACTAAAACTATATTTAACAGAAAAGGATATACAAGAGGCAAATTTAAATGTAAAGGTAAATCTACAGTTAAATTTAATAAAACACTTAAAAATAGAAAATAATTATATCAAAATACTATATGAGTATTAAATATGTTGATATAATTATTATTGGAACTGGTATGGCGGGATTATATAGTGCTTATAATATTAAAAAAACCTCGCCTAACACATCATTTTTATTATTAGAAAAATATAAAAAAGATTGGATCGGAGGCAGAACTAGTAATGAAATGTTTTATGGAACTGAAATTGTAACTGGAGCTGGAATAGGAAGAAAAGGTAAGGATAAAATTCTTTATAAATTACTAAATAATTTAAACTTTCATATATCTGAATTTTCTGTAGAACCACAATATTCAAATCTTATAAACCACATTGACATAACAAAAATAATCAAGCTATTAAAAAGAGAACTAAAAAAATCTACAGACAAAAATCTAACATTTAAACAATTCGCCACAAATATTCTCGGAGAGAAAGAATATAAAATTTTCTTAGTTTCAGCAGGATATACTGATTATGAAAATGAAGATGTTTTTGAGACTCTTTATAATTATGGAATGGATGATAATTCATGTTGTTGGAAAGCATTTCACGTTCCTTGGCATAAAATGGTCCTAAAGTTATATCATTATATCGGAGAAAAACATTTTAAATTTTCAAATAATGTTGTTAGTATTGATAAAGTTAGTGAACAACCATGTAGATTTAAAATTAATATTGAAAATGGAACACAATATTTATGTAATAAAGTAATAGTTGCTTCTACAATTGATACTATAAGAAAATTATTACCAATGCCTATTTATAATGATATTGAAGGTCAACCTTTTTTAAGATTATATGCTAAATTTAGTAAAAAATCAATACCCATTATGAAAGAATATGTAAAAGGTTATACAATTGTACCTGGCCCCCTTCAAAAAATAATACCAATGGACCCTGATAATGGTGTTTATATGATAGCATATAGTGACAATAATAATGCTCTTACACTTAAAAATCATCTTAAAAATACTACTGATAACAGAGAATTATACGAGATGTTATTGGAGCGTTCATTAGGTATTCCAGATAATTCACTCAATATTACTGCGTTAAAGGACTATTACTGGCCAATTGGAACTCATTATTATAAACCATTAAATAAAGAGTTATATAAAACCCGTGAAGAGTTTATTCATAAAGTACAAAATCCTGAAAAGGGAATTTTAGTTGTTGGTGAAGCAGTTAGTCGTAACCAAGGTTGGACAGAAGGAGCATTAGAAAGTGTAAAAGCTGTTTTAACAAAAAAATGGATTGAAACTAGTTGTTAAAATAAATAATATGAATGATATCCTATTGACGCAAAACCTAACATTAACAGTATTTCAAAAAATTTGCGCGCTGTTTTATCTCCATTATAACCAATATAAACTAATAATGGACCAACAATTAATATATGAATTAAATTTACCCATATACCTTTATTATCCTTTAAATAACCATAAGCTTTATACAAATGGTACAAAACAATAAAGAACCCTAAATAATATAATATATTAAATAATCCACCATAAATTTTATCTCTATTTATTCCGACATAGAGAAACAAGCCACCAACTATTATTATATGAAATAAATGAACAAATGTACTGCTATCCATATAAATTATATAATATTATTTTCTTAATATATAATATAATGGATTTTAACTACGAAAATACTGAAATTCAAAAGCAAACTGGAGGTAAAATAGTCCGCAAAGTTTCTATCAAAAAAGGGAAAGGTTATAAAAGCGTATCAAGATTTAGAAATGGAAAAAAGGTTTCAACTGTTAGAAAACCTATTCATATAGATCATATTAAACTTATTAAACAAAGAAAATTTATACCTGGATTATTTTTAGATTGTACTTGTAGAGAGAAAACTAAAACGCGTAAAAATAGAAAATAAATTCTTTATTATTTCTGTCTTATAACAAATA